GAGTATTTGTAAATGTGTTGACAGATATCGAAAAAAATGTTATACTACTTATATAGAAAAAAGAGGTGATATAAAATGAAAGAAACTGTTTATATTTGTTGTCTAATGGCTCTGTATTTTTTAGCTTGTTATATTTCAAATTTATTATAAGGGGGGTTATAATGGAATTAGTAATTTGGTTAATATGTAATATATTAATGTGGATTTTACTTGCAAGATTTTAAGTAAATAATGTTTCACGTGAAACATTAAAAAGGAGTGGATGATAATATGAGTAGATTATTGATTAGCAATAATAAAGTTATTAATATGTCAACATTGATTAATAATTTTATTGGTACAGGTTATATGATTAATTATCAGATATATGATAATTGTTTTAGAGTAGAATATCACGGTATGGCATTATTTTTTACGTATGACGAACTGTATGGCATACTTACTAAATACGGGTATTTGTCTGGTATAGAGTTAATTAAAAGGAGAGTTTTGAATGAATATAAAAAATGTAATTATTAAAGATAAAGTCTTTGAGGTTATAGAGGGCACATTTGCAGATGATATTTTATTTGATAATTTGCAAAAAATTCCGGTTAACGTATTAGAATCATTATACCCTACTTTGTATCAATGTTATAAGAACCCTTGTAAAAAGAAAGTATTAAGATATTCCAGTAATGCCCTATATATAAAACGCCTTGCTTTAGACAATTCCGGGTATTCAAGACATATCGGAATAATAAAATACAATGATAGAACTTTTACACAGCGTTTTATTTTGGAATTAGAAAATCATCATTATATTATTGATTTTGGGTATGATAAAAATACATTAATAATTTGTTCAACAAATTATAAAGAAGCTATTGACAAATTAAAAAGTCTTTGATATAATAAATAATGTAATAAGTAATTAACCTATTACGTTAGCCATAGGTGGCGGTTCCTCATAATTTCTTTTTCTACCGCCACCGCCCCACGGGTGCATAGCTTAAATGGTAAAGCAAAAATTTTTTCCCGTTACATCCTATTTAATACGGGTTCGATTCCCGTTGCACCCTTTACAGGTATTACCTGTATAGAAACAAAAATTAATACATTTACAAGAAAGGAAGTAAAAATTATGGCAAGAGTACCAATGGTAACAAGAACTATCACTACAACCGAAGTTAATGTTATGTGCTTAGACGTTGAAAAGGGAGAGCCAATCAATAAAGACGTCACAGTATCACGCACATTCAAAGACGATGAAAAGCTTCTTAAAGAGGTTAAAAAAATTGTCGAAACTGATGCTATTAAGGCAGTACATATTGTAGATAAAAGAGAAGTGGAAACCCTCTACGGTATGGCAGAACAGGAGTTTATTGAACACGCAACAGTGTTACCACCTAGAGAAGCAAAAAAAGAAGCAGAAAATAACTAATAAAAAGGAGAAAAAACCATGATTAAAATTAAAGAAGCAAGCAGAGAGTTAACAGAAGTTGAGCAGTATCTTATGACAATTTCGCCAGCTATCGAATCCATGAAAGACGTAGCAGACGGAACACATATTTCAGTTTCAGCAACATTGAATTTTATTGATGTTAAAGAAGCAACAGGCGAAGAAAGCGAGATTCTTTCAATTCTTACGCCGGACAACAAAGTATATTCTTGTCAGTCAGCAACTTTCAAGAGGTCAATCAAAGATATTTCTACCATTATGCATGGTAAAGAATTTACAGTTATTAAAACATCCGGCAAAACAAAAGCTGGGAGAGATTACATTAATTGCTTGTTAGATGTTGAATCATTAAAGTAAAATGAACAGGTGAAAAAACATCGGTCACACACTCACCCGTGACCGATGTTTTTTTCTAAAAATGTTTCACGTGAAACATTGTAAAAGGGGGTTTAAAAAAATGGCTAAAAGAAAATCAGCTTATACTACTAACAGAAACCGTATTATGGCGTATCAAAGACGCTTACGTAAAAAAGGTATGGAAATAGACATATATTTCCCGACGGAAAAGGAATTAAGAAAACAAGGAATAAAAGGAACAGAACTTACAAAATATACACTAGAATTAAAACAGTTTACATCAAAAGAACTAAAAAAAGTTGCGAAACCGTTAAAACAAGAATTAGTAGATATACCAATAAAAGTTTATGACGGAAATTTTTCTAAATTAATTATTGAAAGTTTTAAGTCAGAATTAAAAGGTTTACCTAATAAACTAGCGGGTAAATTTATTGCGTTGATTAATGAAATGGTTTCTTCTCAAGGTGAAAAAGATACAGCATACGCTTTAACGCAAATGCCATATACAGTATTTTATTATCTGCAAAAAACAAGATATGATAGTAGTGTGGCAGTAGAAGAGTTTTCAAGCGCTTTAATAAATTATCTTCCTAATGCGTCAGAACAATATAAATCCGATCTAATGGATGCGTTTGAATATGAAGAGTTAGGATACGATATAGAAGATGTATAAAAATGAAAATAAAAAAATATAGATATTTTATGTGTGATTTTGAAACAACAGTTTATAGAAATCAAAAATCAACAGAGGTATGGGCGAGTGCGTCTACAGAATTGTTTACAGATGATAGCGTTCAAATTTTTCATTCTATTCAAGAACAATTAGATTATTTTATAAGCTTAAAATGTAATATAGTAGCATATTATCATAACTTAAAATTTGACGGGTCGTTTTGGTTGTCATACTTGTTAATAGATAAGGGCTATAAGCAAGCTTATATAAAAAGAGGCAATAAAGTAGAGTGGTTACAAGAAAAAAATATGGAAAATAATACTTTTAAATATTCGATATCTGCAAAAGGACAATGGTATTCGATTATAATTAAAGTAAAAAACCATTTTATAGAGATTCGTGATTCTCTTAAACTTTTGCCGTTTTCTGTTAAAAAAATTGGTGAATCATTTAAGACAAGACACCGTAAACTTGAAATGGAATATACTGGTTTTAGATATCCCGGGTGTGAAATAACTGACGAAGAAAAAAAGTATATTGCAAATGACGTTTTAGTTGTCAAGGAAGCACTCGAAATATTATTTAATGAGGGGCATGATAAATTAACTATAGGTTCTTGTTGTTTGTCAGAATATAAAAATATTTGTAAACACTCATTAAAAAATGAACTTGATTACAATGAAATGTTTCCCGATGTATATGATATACCGATAGACAAAAATATTTATAAGTGTGATAATGCTGGTGAATGGGTGAAAAAATCTTATAAAGGTGGTTGGTGTTATTTGGTTAAAGGTAAAGAAAATAAGATATACTATAACGGGACAACTGCAGATGTAAATTCCTTATATCCGTCTATGATGAGTAGTGAATCCGGTAACCCTTACCCAGTAGGAAAGCCAACATTTTGGTCTGGTAATTATATACCCGACGAAGCGTTAGAGGATAATCGTTATTACTTTATACGAATTAAGACAAGGTTTTACCTTAAAAAAGATAAGTTACCATTTATACAAATAAAGGGCAATCTATTATATAAAGGTACAGAATCTCTTGAAACGTCTGACATCTACGACAAGGAAACTAATCAGTATTATACCCATTATCGGGATTTAAACGGAAATTTGGTTGACACACGTGTTGAGTTAACGTTAACAATGACAGACTTTATTTTAATTAAAGAGCATTACGAGCTTGTCGACTTTGAAATTTTAGACGGGTGTTGGTTTTACACGCAAATCGGTATATTTGACGAGTACATCCAAAAATACAAACACCAGAAACAAATATCAAAAGGAGCAAAAAGAGAATTAGCTAAATTATTTTTGAACAATTTATATGGGAAAATGGCTAGTTCTAAAGACAGTTCATTTAAACTGGCATATGTAAAAGATGATAAATCTATAGGTTTTTTACCAGTATCAGAATTTAACAAAAAACCGGGTTATATTCCAGTTGGTTCAGCTATAACAAGCTATGCACGTAATTTTACTATTAGAGCTGCTCAAAAAAATTATCACGGGGTTAACAACCCCGGGTTCATATATGCTGATACTGATAGCATACATTGTGATTTACCACCAGACCAGATAAAAGGAATAAAAGTACACGCAAAGGATTTTTGTTGCTGGAAGTTAGAATCATGTTGGGATAAGGCAGTGTTTACAAGACAGAAAACTTATATTGAACATGTAATTGCAGAAGATTTAGAAACTATAGAAAAACCATATAATAACATTAAATGCGCTGGTATGCCACAAAAATGCAAAGATTTATTTGAATTATCTATGCAAGGAACAGCAAATTATAACGAAATGTGGTCTGACGATGAGCGTAATTTTTTATTTGACGAAAATAATAAACCAATTAAACGAGATTTTTCAGACTTTAAAATTGGTTTATCTGTACCAGATAAGCTAAGGCCTAAAAGAATATTAGGAGGGATTTTACTTGTTGAAACAACTTATCAAATGCATTAAAATTTTTAGAATAAAGTGGATAGATAAACAGTGTAGGCACATATGTTTATTATGCGAATTTAAACACGAATGTTTATCAGAATTTGAACAATATATGAATAAACCGGAATAAACTAAAAGAGGGTGATGGTCACCCTCTTTTTTCTATATCTATAACATGAGAGACCAACAAAGCGCATTGCAATTACGATAAAGTATATAGGCATTATTTTTCAAATGTGCTATCCTATTACTTCAATGTGGTACACCCATGAAGATACCCAATATAATGTTTCACGTGAAACATTTAATAGCTTAACGTGTGTAATATAGCGTCTTTACATTTTAAATTTTTAAACCTAAAAGCACCACGTTCAAATAAAAATCGTAAATTTGATATAAAGAAATCATTCTTTTTTAGCATTACGTAATTAATATTATGGTCTTCTGTCGTTACTGTTATTTTGAATCTAAATGTTGTATCCGGTTTATCATCACAGAATATAATTCCTAATTCTGGGAATTCTTTTACGCCATATTCACAGTTTTCATATTTAATTGTGCATAAATAGTTGTTTTTTCCTTTTGGTGTTTCAATGAAACTATAATTGTCATTTAAGTACACGCTTTGGCTAGCATATGCAACATAATCAGAACTAGAAAAGGCTCTATTAAATGCACTTAATTGTTGCGCTTTACTTGCACTATCGACATAACCCTGTTCGATAACAAAACCATCACCCTTTAAAAATTTAGTATCCTGTTTTAAACGAGTACAAACACCTAGTTGAACGTAATAAGGGTTTATTATGCTTACAGCGTTACCTAGCATATACACCGGTACATATCTAACTTGTTTACCTTGCCCCCTTGCAATAGAGGTGTGTACACTAAGAAGTTTTTTGACTTCATCCTTACAATAATGGTTTGTTTCTGATTGAAATTCATCAAATAATAAACGACTAATGTCTGAAAATAAATGGCTATATTTTTTAATCTGATCTGCACTATTTAATGCCAAAGCGTAACCACAGCTTACGTCATTAATAAATAATTCGTGGAATATTCCTTTAGCTCGCCTTTTGCTTGTCATTTCACAGTTATTAAAAAATAAACTACCGATATCTTTAAAGAATTTGTCACTTACATCATCCAATTCATAATTATAACGATATAATAGACCGAATTTTTCCCCATTCTTTAAAAACCTATTGACAAAATATCTGCCAAAATATGTAGTCTTACCACCAGTTCTATTAGTTGTACACATATATAATTCTGGTTTTTTGTTGTTAATGTCAAGCATGGATAAAAGTTTTGTTCCGTCATAATACGTACTCATATTAAAAAATCTCCTGTTATAGTAGTAATAGAACAACTATTTGTTATATATATTATAGCATAACTATTGCAAAATGTCAAATTTTATGTTATACTTAAATAAAAGTGAGGTGATTAGATGCAAATTTATCCTTCTATTATAGTTGCGTTAATATTTAACGGGCTTGATTTGTTGACTGGTATTATATCAGCAATTAGAGCGCATGAATTAAAGTCAAGTCGGTTGCGTGACGGTTTATTCAAAAAGGTAGGTTTTATTTTGTGTTATTTTCTTGCGTGGTTAATGGATAATTATGGTAGTATTGTAGGCTTTAAATTGCCAGTTGCTATATTACCAGCTATCCTTTTATACGTATGCACAACGGAATTAGTATCTATATTAGAGAATATCGCAAAAATTAACCCGGATATTTTACCAGATAAACTTATGCAGATGTTTCACGTGAAAAATCAAGATTAGTGAGGTGATAAATATGCCAGATATTAATAAGGCTGTTGAATGGGCTGTAAATATTGCAAAAGACAATACACACGGTTATGACCAACTGCATAGGCAAGGCCCGGATTTTGATTGTAGTTCATTAATTGCTAACGCACTAATACAGGGTGGTTTTAATGTTTCACGTGAAACATGGACGGGCAACCTTGAACAGCAATTAATCACTAACGGTTTTAAAAAATGCACAAAACCGTGGAAAAAAGGTGATATTCATCTGAACAAAGCACATCATGTTGTTATGTCAGTTGATTCTTATAATGTTGTAACAGCTTCAATAAATGAAAAAGGTACGACAAAAGGTGGAAAAACCGGTGACCAAACAGGCAGAGAAATATACATTAGACCTTATTACGAATATAGTAAAGGTTGGGATTGCCACTATAGATATGTCGGTAATAATTCGCCTACTGGGTTTATTGTTGGCAATACATATACTGTATGCGTTAATAATCTTAATGTAAGGTCAACGCCAGACGGGTTAATTAAGTCAAAATCACAATTAACGCAAAACGCTAGAAAATATTGTAATTCGTTAGGTCAATTAATGAACGGTACAAGGGTAACTTGTCAAGAAACAATGGTACACAACGGAAACATATGGATGAAAATTCCTAGTGGCTGGATATGTGCAAATTATAACGGTAAGGAATATGTTAGATAATGCCAGATATTAATAAAGCTTATTCATGGGCAATACAAACCTGTAACGCCCCGAACGTAGGTTATTCACAATCATACCGTAACCAACAAACAATAAATGGTATAACCTATTATGATTGTTCGAGTTTTATAAATTACTCTTTATTGGCTGGGGGGTTTACAACACCGGCATATGCCCCGTTACACAATGCGTTTACAACTTACACACAGGCAAGTGAATTGTTAAGATTAGGTTTTACAGAAGTTAACGCAAGTGGTGAAATTTTACCGGGGGACATTGGTTTATCTTCCGGGCATACAGAAATGTGCTATAAGGGTGGTACAGGAAAAGCCGTATTTATGGGGGCACACACAGACAATGCGCCGTTAGCAAATCAAGTATCTATAGGAAGTTCTGGTGGAAATCCAAACTACGAACGTAGTTTTCCCAGAATATTCAGATACGGGGCTGGTGGTGCAAGTGGTTACGGTACAAGTATTTATGTTGTATCTGCTTTAGCTGGTAATGCTTGGAGAGAATCACATATCGACCCAGCGTTATCTCAAATAGGTGGGACAGCGTATGGTATGTTTCAGTGGGACGGGAGTAGAAAGATAGCACTTTTCAATTGGTTATCTGAAAACGGGTACACACGAACAGACGGGGACGCACAACTTAAATACCTAATAGTTGAGAACGATTGGCAAGGGTCATATGGCGGTATAAGCTCTTTAACAGAATTTTTACAGTCTGATAGCACAGACTTAACTATGTTAACCACTGCATTTGAAAAGTGCTGGGAACGTGCTGGTGTTCCAGCACTAGAAGAAAGAATACAATTCGCAAACGAGGCTCTTGAATACATTACATTGAACGCAAATAATTCTACTATAAATAGTTGGGAACTTATACCAGAAGACGGGGGCGTATATTTATCAAGAACACAAGCTTTACGAAATGCAGTTATGATGTATAGGTATCTATCAGCCGGGGGCGGCGGTGGTGGAACTCCGGGTTCGCACATTAACCGTATGCCTGTTTGGATGATGATTAGATATCATATATAATGTTTCACGTGAAACATTTATATAAATATTAAAATATAAGGTGGTGATAGTATGGCAATAAGAACAAGAGAAGAACTAATGAATATCATCAAAACTAGAATCGGTGATGATAATAGTGATGAAAATATTTCTTTTTTAGAAGATGTGACAGACACTCTTGACGATTTAGAAAATAAAGCTGTAGGTGATAGCACAGATTGGAAAGCTAAATTTGAAGAAAATGACGCATCTTGGAGAAAGAAATATACTGAACGTTTTTTCAATCCAGACATTGAAGAAGATGAGATTGAAGACGTGAAAGACCTTGAAAATGAAGAAAAACCGAAAACATTTGAAGAATTATTTAAAGAGGAGTGATGAAAAATGCCTAAAAGAATTGCGGTAAGTACATTACAGGCAAGTACATTAGATATTCTTAACGTTATTCGTCAGAATGCCAGTTATGATTATCAGCAAAATGTCCCAGAAGTAACAAAAACAACGGATATCCCAAAAGTTGGGGAAATTATTTACGGCACACCAGCTTTTGCTAACCAGTTCATTAACGCATTAGTGAATAGAATTGCAACCGTTCGTGTACAGAGTGCGAACTTTAATAACCCGTATTCGGTTCTGAAAAAAGGGTATTTAGAGTTTGGAGAAACAGTAGAAGACATTTTTGTAAATATTGCAAAAGTTGTTGACTATAACGTTGAAAAAGGTGAACAGAGAGAGTTCAAAAGAACATTACCAGACGTTGAATCGGTTTTTCACGCTAGAAATTGGCGTGTTATGTACCCAGTAACAATACAGGATGAAGACCTTAAAACGGCATTCTTAAACATTGACGGGGTACAGAACTTAATCGCAAAAATTGTAGATAGCGTATATACTGCCGCTGAATATGATGAATTTTTACTTTTCAAATACATGTTAATTAAAGCTATCTCACACGGAAAACTTAAACCAGTGTCAATTGGTGATGGTACAGACTTAAAAGAATCAGCAACCTCTTTTCGTGGAATTAGTAACTTAATTACATTTATGAGTGATAAGTACAACAATTCAGGTGTTAAGACTAACACGCCGAAAGATAGACAGGTTATATTCATGGATTCTATGTTTAATGCTAAATTTGATGTTGAAGTTCTTGCAAGTGCTTTTAACATGGATAAAGCGGATTTTATTGGAAGACTTTTCTTAATTGACGATTGGACTTCGTTCGATAATGACAGATTTACAGTTATTAGAGAAAACTCTGACGGCATTGAAGAAGTTACACAGGATGAGCTTAATCTTTTGAAAAACGTAAAAGCAGTTATTTTGGACGAAAACTGGTTTCAGGTTTACGACAATAATAACAAATTTACAGAAAAATATGTGGCGTCCGGGATGTACTGGAATTATTTTTATCACACATGGAAGACAGTAAGTAGCTCGCCATTTGCAAATGCAATTGTTTTTGTGACAAGTACTGCTGATACAGCATTACCGACAACAGTAACAGCAAAAATTGTTGATAAGAGTACAAGTGAAGAAGCTACCACATTAAGCTTACAGTGCGAGGCTGATGAAGCTACTCTTGAACCGAACACTGCTCAGTTTGTTCAGACAGAACAATTAACAACAAATGGAATAGGTGTTCACCCGTTTGGTGCACTTTTAATTCCGGCAAGTAAACATGATACTGAAATTCAGTTAGAAGTTACTATTAACGGTACAGTGTACACGAATGCAGAAACTAAAGTTACATCAGAAAGTAACGTAGGTGATAAGGTAATTCTCACTAAACAGTAAAAATTTATGGGCGGAATTTTTCCGCCCTATAAAGGAGCTATGAAAATGTATATACAACCTAATACAAACATTAAACTTTTAAACAATGTTCCATTAGACCCTAGTTATACACATACAATTTTGTTTAATAGCCCTACAGAACAGTATAATTATTTTAATTCGTTGAAAAAATATGATTTAACTAATTATACTTATCAGAGAGTGAAAAACGGTATAAGTAGAGTTGGAATTAACGCTGAAAACTTATATGATTGCAATTATATGATGTTTCAGAATAATTCATTCGGTAATAAGTGGTTTTATGCTTTCATTAAAAGTGTTGAATATATTAATAATGAAGTGTCAGAAATTACATTTGAATTTGATGTTATGCAAACGTGGTATTTTAATCATACAATTGACGAGTGTTTCGTTGAACGGGAACACACTGAAACCGATGAAATAGGCGAACACATTGAACCAGAGAGCGTTGATTGTGGTGAATATGTGTTCCGAGATTATAAAAATCTTACAGAATTACTAAAGCCAATGGCTATTTGCGTTATGATTAACGATAGCAGTTCATCAAGTGAGGGTACTCTATATGATGGTGTTTATGGTGGGTGCACAATTTTCGCTTACAATGATTCAGATTGGAAAAGTGTTACGGCTAAAGTAAACGAATATAACCAAAAGCCAGACGCTATTGTTGGAATATATATGTGCCCTGTAATTGCTATTAGCCAAACAGGTATTAGTGATGGCGGTATACAAGTTGATTATAGTTCTATTGCCGAGAGTTTTGATTTGATAGCAGACGCTATCAGCAGTGATAATACGTTAAATGGTTATTTACCAAAAAATAAAAAACTTTACACGTACCCATATTGCTATTATTTAGTGTCTAACGCTAGTGGAACTACTCATGCGTATAGATATGAGTTCTTCCGTGGTAAACAACCCCATTTTAAAGTTGATGTATCAATGACAATGCCAGTTCAAGCTTGTTTACGTCCTTGGGGTTATAAAAGTTCACTTGACCACCGTTGTGTAACTGAATCTTTGACTATTACAGGGTTTCCAATGTGCAGTTGGAATACTGATGCTTATAGAGCATGGCTAGCGCAAAACGCTATTCCGGCTGTTGGTGAATATGTAAGCAAAGCTGGTATCGGTGCTGTTGCCCTTACTGGGTTGGGTGTGGCAAGCGGTGGAGCTTTAGCTGTTGGTGGGGCACTAGCAAGTGCTACCGCTATATTAAGTCAAGGGTATCAAGCTAGTATTAGTGCTGATATTGGTAAAGGTAGCTTAAATAATGGCAGTATTAATGTAGCAAGTCACACAAATAGTTTTTGGGGTGGTGGTGTATGTGTTACACACCAATATGCAAAAATGATTGATGATTATTTTACCCGTTTTGGATATGCTGTGAAAAGGGTAAAAAAGCCGAATATTAGTAGTCGTCCGCATTGGAATTATGTAAAAACAGTTGCTTGTACTTTAAAGGGTAGCGTCCCGGCCGATGATATGAAAAAATTGTGTAGTATCTACGATAATGGTATTACATTCTGGAAGAACGGCTCTGAAATTGGTAACTATAGTTTAGATAATAGCGTGTAAGGTGGTGAGATTGTGAGCAAAAGAAAAACACTTTTTAATGAAAGCCTTTGTCAAAATGTTAGAACGTATCAGCAATATATGGATTTACTGATTGAAATGGCAATTAGTAGTTTTGAGTGGAAAAATTTGCCGGATACAGTTGACGCAAGGTATATTGAAATGGAGTTATTCACAAGCGGTTGTTTAGTGTATTTCAATGATGATGTTATCGGAAACTTATGCTTAAACTGTATAAATAGTGGACAGTTTGATGTTTATGGTTACCCCTTGATAAGAACCGCATATAGTAGATATAACAATTATCAGAAGTTATTGAAAACTTCAAACAGTGTAATTATCTGGAATAATTATATGCACACAAACAGTCAGACAAATATTAACGGTTTTGCAAGAAGACTTTCTAATATTGACAGAATTATTGATATTAATGTGAATGCTCAGAAAACTCCTGTGTTGATACAAGGAAATGATAAGCAAAGATTAAGTTTATTAAACCTGTATAAAGAATTTGACGGAAACTCACCGTTTATTTTTGGTGATAAGGGGCTAGACTTAAATAGCCTAAAAGCTATCAACACACAAGCACCTTATATTAGTGATAAACTATATGAACTTAAAACAAAACTCTGGAATGAAGCATTAACATATTTAGGAATCACTAATGTAAATTATCAGAAGAAAGAGAGAATGGTTAGTGATGAAGTATTAAGAAGTCAAGGTGGCACAATTGCTAACAGACTTAGCAGACTTAATAGCAGACGTGAAGCAGTTAAAAGAATTAACAAAATGTTTGATACAAATATTGAAGTTAATTTTATTGATACGAGCGAAGATTCTTTTAATAAAGGTGGTGATGATTTTGAGTAAATATACTACAGAAGTTAGATTTTTTCTCGAAAATAAAGCTGGTCTTACTGAAAGTACAGGGTATAAAAATATTGATGATATTATCGACAAAACATGGAATAAAGTTTTCACTACTACATGTGAATTTTTCGATGAAGCATATCGGAAAGTTTTATGCAAAAAGATTTTAAAGCACTATTATTTACGTGAGATTGGCTTTGAAACTGTAGGATTGTGGGTTTATTATATGAACATGAAACTTGAGGAAATAATGCCATATTATAACCAATTGTACAAAAGTGCCTTGCTTGAGTTTAACCCATTCCATGACGTTGATTTAACGAGAAAACATGAAGTAAGTAGAGGCGAAACAAGTAGTGAAACTAAAAATGGGTCAAGTAACAGCAAAAGTGATTCAACCACTACAGTTAACGGGAATGATAGTGACCACACTACAGGAAGTAAAATGGATTTATTCAGTGACACACCTCAAGGCGCTATAACTAATCTTGAAAATGAGACATACTTAACTAACGCAAGAAAGATTACAGATGATAATACGAGAAACTCAACTAATACTAGTACAACATCAAATAGTTATAGTGATAACAGAACAGATAATGAAAAAACTACAGGCAATCGTGACAGTACAGAAAACTATATTGAAACAGTTTTAGGTAAACAAGGGTCAGAAAATTATAGTGACTTACTTTCGAAATTTAGAAAAACATTTCTAAATATTGATTTGGAAGTTATTAATGAATTTAATGATTTATTTATGTTATTATGGTAAGGAGAATAAGAGTATGAAAAACGATCATATAGATAATTTAGAAGCATATAAACCGTTGTCACCTTTTAAATTCTGGTGTCAAAAAGTATTACCTTTAGTATATGATGATAGTTTAAGTTATTACGAATTATTGTGTAAAGTGGTAGAATACCTAAACAACATAATTAACGATGTTAATGTTATGAACATCAACATTAATAACTTATATAACGCTTATATTAAATTAAAAGATTACGTCAATAATTATTTTGAATCACTTGATATACAAGAGGAAATAAACAACAAATTAGACGATATGGTTAAATCTGGTGAATTACAAATAACGCCATATAGGTACAACGTTATAAACATAACAGGTACTGATTTAATAGAAAAAATCTCAAATGCTATTAACATTGGTTATACATATCTCTATGTACCTCGTGGAATTTATCAATTACCTAAAAATACAGTAAACGTTACAGAACACTTAAACATAAAATTTGATAAATCAGCAGTTGTCAAACCTTATGATGATAACGGGAATTTATATCCATTTATTAATTGTTCAAGTAATAGCACATTAATAATTGATGGTTTGCATTTAAAAGGTAATACCAACAGCGCGTCATACGGTACCTCATTAATAACTGGAATATTTACAGCCAATAATAGTAACCTTACTTTCAAAAACTGTATTTTCGACACACTTCAACCGTATAACTACAAGGCTACACCTACGTTATTAACAGATAGAAAAGCAATTATTCTATCAGCAATTGACACATCTATTTCATTTACCGATTGTAAATTTATAAATATTAACAACTATGAAATTTTAAATTGTTTTAGAAAAACAGCAAGTTATGACGATTTATACGCAACATTTAAACGCTGTTTTTTTGAAAATAATAGTTATTCATTTAATTTAAAGACTGGTAAAGTCACTATAGAAGAATGTACATCGAAAACCAGTTATCATGGATCAACATTTAACGCATTTTGTAAAGAAATAGTAGCAAAAAACAATAAAGAAACAATATTAAGTGATAATTCATTTATTGATACAACAGAGGGGGGATTATTTAATAGTAAAAATGGCTACTTTGAAAACAACGACTGTAATTTAATTCTTTTTTCAGAAAATTTGACTTGTATAAATTGTAATCACTTATTATTTGAATATACAATTAAAATAACCCCGACTTTAGACCCAGAAACCTATAGAGACCAACCGTTAAATTTAAATTATCTTTTTATTAATTGTGACAATATTAAAAACTCACAAGTAAATGTGCCAGAAGTTACCGCTAATATTACTTATGTGGATTGCTTAATAACTAATAATTTATCAAGTACTTCATCGGGTGATAATTACTTCACAAATTGTACTATTGATTTAAATGCTGGTCTAACAGGTAATAAAAAAAATACTTTCACTGGATGTCACTTTAAATCTTCACAAAAAGTTGTTGGAGTAACGAAACCAATCATCCTATGCGGATGTAAAGCAGATAATGAATTAACACTATATAAAATTAGTGATACTAACGATGAATATGTTATATCAGGATGCTTCAACATAAATAAACCAGCATAATTAAAAAGGTGTGCACTTCAACAGTGTGCACCTTTTAATGTCAATATCACACACTTAATAAATATACTTTAAATTAATAGTATAG